GACTGAAATTAGGACCAGCTCCACGTTTGGTGTTAATCGACTTAAGACCAACGCTGAGTATTTTTCTGCGATGGGCTGGGGGCCAATGGCTTCAATGATGGTTCAGAACTCGCAGCAATATTACACAGGCGACCGCCAGTTTAAGATCGTGGGCGACTTGTTGCAAGAAGCTGGACAAGAATTTACACAGGTCACCCCAGAAAACATCGCAGGGTTTTACGATTTTGTAGCAGTTGACGGAACTTTGCCGGTTGATCGATTAGCGCAAGCTGCTTTGTGGAAAGACTTGTTTGCACAAATTAGGCAAATGCCTGAGATTGCTGCACAGTATGATACTGGTAGAGTATTTGCTTGGGTAGCGCAGCTAGCTGGGTTGAAGAACATTAATCAATTCAAGATCCAACTTGGCTCACAAGAGTCGTTGTTAAATCAAGCCGCCGCCGGTAACATTGTACCTTTGGGCGGTGGAGAGGGCAAGGCGGGCGCGGCTCCAAGTATGCCGACGCAACTAGCAACAGGGCCTGTGGCATGATAAATATCGAACCTGCGGTCGTTGAGGATATTCCAGATTTCAGTGTTGACGACCGCATTAGAACCTCCCGAGAGAATATGGACATGCTTTCATCCTTGCTCAACTCAATGGGGTGGAAGTTTCTACAGCGTATAGCTATAAAACAAATTGAGGCGCGTAAGAACGATGTATTCCTGAAACCGTTGAGCGACGTAAACGGTGCGATTGCTCAAGAATTTCTTAAGGGCGAAGCTACTGGCATGGCTACCTTGTTGGCGTTGCCTCAAACCTTATATGACGATGCGGAGGCTACAATGACCTCTTTAATCAAAGCAAAAGATGAGCACGCCGATGATGCCGAGGTTGAGTCTGAAGAAGGAGAATAAGAATGACTGATACTACTGAAGACGGCAGCCAAGTTGAAGCAACTCCTGTTGTGGAGGCTGTTGATGACGGCAAAACAGAGGCTGCTGTTGAACAAGCAGCTGTTGATGAGACAACCGAGGGCGGTACCACTGTTGGACCTAACAACATGGACGAACTCTTAGCAGAAGATGCTGACGACTTGGACATGGACGACTTGGACTTGTCCGATGAGTCAGGCCCCGAGGATGTTGAGGAAAGGGCCACTAAAGTTGAAACCCTGCCTGTGGTTGAGAAGACGGCTGGCGAAAAACCTGTGCAAGGTGACGTCAAGCCTGATGCAACGCCAAGGGAAGAGGTCAAAACTGACGAGGTTCAATCAGAAGCTCCCGCGCAGGCAAAAGATGGTGATACGCCAGCCACTGCGCCTGCGGAAAAACCGAAACTTGACGAGCCCATCGTTGAGCCTGCACCTGTGCTTACTAAAGAGCAGCAGTCTGAGGTCTACAACAAGTGGCGTGCTGAGTCTGAGGAATTACTTGCGACACAGCACTACCAGGTTTCGGAGGAAATGGCAGCCGATCTTGAGACAGACGCAGCGGTCGCAGTACCAAAGCTTTTGTCGAAAGTTTATTTGGACTCAGTGACGGCCTCGGTCGGACATATGATAAGTAAACTCCCAGCCATGATTGACGCGACTATTCGAGCTAGAGCCAATGCGGATGCTTCTGAAGAGCGATTCTTCGATCATTGGAAGTCGCAAGGGTTGTCGCCTGAGCATCGTGATACAGTTTTGTCGTTGGGGCAGGCTTACCGTGGTGTTCATCCGAGTGCTACTGAAGCTGAATTTATTAGGGATGTTGGAGCACAGACCATTGTGGCGCTTGGGTTACTTCCGGCGGGGCCGGACCAAGCACCTATGGAGGACGGTGCAAGTCCCGCATTTAAGCCAGCTTCTACTGTAGCAGCGCCGTCAGGTCGTCCAATTGGAAAGCGTAATCCGTTCGATGTCCTCACCGAGGAGATGGAAACGGAGGAGCTTGACCTCGACTGACTTGAAGGAGTAACGAGTAATGGCAGCAGTAGCAGGCCTGCGCGGAACAGGCGATTGGGCGACAGATGAACGCCCGAAAAATTTCCGTGAAATGATCCTTTGGCGGAACCCAAATGGAACTGCTCCGATCTTCGCCTTGATGGCGAGAGTTCAAAAGGAAAGCACAAACGATCCTGAGTTCAGCTGGTGGGACGAGCCGACAGGTATTCTTCGGCTTCGTGTCAACGGCGCACTCTCGGCTGGCGATCTAACGGTCGTCGTTGACAGCTCCGATCCAAGCGATTCGGCGCCGGGGAACAATTGGGGCGTAGCGACTCATTTAGTGACAGGCGATCTGTTGCTGGTAGAGCCATCGTCCGACAATGCCACTTACGACCACGAAATCATCGAGGTTGTGTCGGTGGCGAGCGCCACGCAGTTCACTGTGAAGCGTGGACGGGCAGGAACAACGGCAGCTGCGATTGCCAATGACTTGTTCCTACTGAAGATTGGTTCAGCTTTTGAGGAAGGTAGTGCTGCCGCAACGGCTGCGTCTCGCAATCCAATAAAGTTCACCAACTACACGCAGATCTTTAAGACCTCGTATGAGATTACGGGAACCGCAGGTGTGACCAAGACTCGCACCGGTGATCCTGTAGCGAATGACAAGCGTCGTCGCTCGTTTGACCATGCTAGGGATATCGAGCAAGCTCTGTTGTGGGGCCAAAAGAACGAAACCACTGGTGCGAACGGTAAGCCGTTGCGGACGATGGAAGGAATTAGAGGTTTTATTCCCTCCGACACCACAACGATCTTTGGCGGCGCAACTACGGTTTCAACTTTCCTCGACGCGGTTTATCCGGTTTTCGACTATGATACTCCAGCTGGTGATGAGCGTATTGGGTTCTGTGGGAACAACGGACTGAATATCTTGAACAAGATGATTCAAACGGACTCGAACACACAGGTTCAGTTCGGTGGAGTCATCAAACAGTTTGGAATGCAGTTCCGAGAGTTCCTGATGCCTCAGGGTCGGTTGTTGATGCGGACTCATCCGCTTCTCAATCAAAATTCGTTGTACCGGGACTCCATGTTTATCGTGGACTTCTCGGCGATTCGTTGGCGACCGCTGACAGGTCGTGATACAAAGATGCAGGACAACATTCAGAACAAGGATGAAGACCTGCGGCGTGGGCAGTGG